TTACCAACCCTACGTGAGATATTGTACGTCCACTATTTTTAGTCAGCCAGTTTGCTACTTCTCTATATGAAAACTGTTTTGTATAATCTCTAGCTTTTTCTAACAGATCTAGCTCTACAGAAACTGGTAGGAGCATGTTGTTGTCTTCAGGATCTACTTGATACCCAAATGGTATTGTTCGTGCAATACGTGGTATGGGCATCCACTCATTCTCACTCTTCAAGTCAGTAGGCTGTGGTAACTTCCACTTACCCAATGCTCTGTTACGCATTAGTCCTCTTCTGCATTCTTTGGTGGCATCAACATAACACCACCTGTAGCTTCTACCTGCATCTTTTCTGTTTTAACTAATCCTGTCCTGTCTAACATTTCTTTTGCTGCAGACATCTTATCTCTTAGTCCTAGCTGAACAGGATCGTCAATACCACTTGCTATAGCCATTGCAGCCTTTGGTGCATTACTTGCCATAAACTCTTGAGTAGCTTCAAGTATTTCTTCTTTTAATGCTTTCACAATCTGTGATGGTGTTGTATGTTCTGCATACCCTGCAAGCTTAATAGCTTTAGATATATCTCCACCTGCTTCAGAAAATAATACACTTATAAGCTTTTGTTGTTTTTCTGTAAGTTGTCGTGTCATTGTTTACCTGTTAGTTTTTTCCACCAATTCTTTGGTAGGGTACGTTTAGCTTTAAAATTTATTCCCCCACCCTTATCATCAACATCAATTCTCCAACTCTTTCCATATTTAAAATGTGGGTCTTTTAATCCCCCTTCAAATTTTAAAGTTTTAAAGTTTAAAAAATTATCTTTATAAGTATATTTTTTTCCGTTTTCACTCATGTTAAGAACCCTTTACCCATTTTTTAGATGGAGATTTTGTTTTACTTGGACTCCATTTAACTTTATCTGCCCAATATGCTGCAGACATTTTACCTTTTGCTATATTTTTAGCATGTCTAGATTTAAATGCTTTTCTTTGTCCTACTGTTTGATTTGTTTTTACCCCTGCTTGACCAAACTTTATCTTTCTTACTTTTTCACCAACTTTAGCCAATACAACGTGGGACTTACCACTAGGGTCATTGGTTAACCTCTTCGGTTTGTTATAACCAGAAACACCTGCTCGTTTTATTCTTGGATCTTTCATTGGCTTAATTGAAAATGAGGACCATCAATAAATGGGGTACGTGATTGTGATCGTCTTAGGTCTATATAAGCATTCATAGCTTCTTGCATTGTGCCGTCCCATTTGGTTATATCATCTATATGCCATGAAGCTCCCCAACAAATTTTAGCTCCAGTTTCTATCGCTGCTTGCTTCATTGCGTCTGCTATGTCATCGTACATCACGATGTCCCAACTTGGGTCACTACCATCATACGCCATTAAATCGACAGCATGTGAATACCCATCTTCTTGTACAAGGTGTTTAGATTTCATAGTCTGTGATCTTTTTGCTTCATACAACCTCTTTTGTTCTGCAAGGGAACGGACACCATAGATCACTCCAAAATCCACCTTACTCACTTCAATGGCACGTTTAACTGTGTCTACCATTGTAGGGTGTACACCCTCTAACTTATTTAAACTTCTTCCTGATAACTTAAATGCCATTACTTCTTCCTCATATTAAAAAACTTACCTGCAGATCGTGTGGCAAAGCTTGCACTTACGATAGCTCCCAACGCAATCTGATACCACTGGGGCATACCTGCAAGTGCAGTAAACCCATCTGCTACTATTGCCCTACCCCATTCACCACAGAAACTCAGTACTAAAGGAATGCTAAACAAAAGTGTAAGCCATTCATCTTTCCACGAGGACTGTTCCGTCTTGTTGTAAAAGGTGTTTAGATTTCATCGTCTGTGATCGTCCTGCATCATAGAGCTTTCGTTGCTCTTCAACAGAACGCACCCCATAGATCACTCCAAAGTCCACGGAACTCACTTCAATGGCACGTTTTACTGTGTCTATCATTAAAGGATTAACACCTTTTAATTTTCCTAAACTTCTATTTGATAATTTAAATGCCATTACTTCTTCCTCATGTTAAAAAATTTACCTGCAGATCGTGTAGCAAAGCTTGCACTTACGATAGCTCCTAAGGCAATCTGATACCACTGGGGCATACCTGCAAGTGCAGTAAACCCATCTGCTACTATTGCCCTACCCCATTCACCACAGAAGCTCAGTACTAGAGGAATGCTAAACAAAAGTGTAAGCCATTCGTCTTTCCACGAGGACTGTGATGCCCTCATAGCAGCTAAGTCCCAATCAATCTCACCTGTTGCTTCTTTCATACGAATGGTAGCTTCAGCTTTTTGTATAGCTGTTTTACCTTCTATGTATGATGAAGCTAAACTAGATACTGAACTTATTAATGATCCTATCATTATACACAGTCACAATCATCGTGNCACTTCTTGTTCCACAANGCACACCACAATCTTTTAAAATACTTTCTCATCGTTCTTCTCTCTCCATTCTTTTGGGTTCGGAGGGTTTCTCTGCTCCCATCCATATGGCGAAACTGCCTGTCATCGCCCCAGTAATCACGGATATCAATCCTGCTTGCTGTGTGGTCAACTCTGGCTGACTCAAAGCCCATTCTATACAACGAATATAGACTCCTGTCATTACTAGCATCATAAGTCTTGGAAGTATTCGCCATTTGTCAAGAGTCTCTGGAGTCATCTTTATCCTTTATGATTTCTTTCACCCAATCACCATTGTCACCAGTATGCTCACACACTTCACATCTATCGTCTTCAATGTGACTGCCACATACTTCACAGGTAGGTTCGTACAACACTAGGTGGGTTCTCCACGTTTACCACCCTGCTCCATAAACAATTTTATAGTATCTTCTGGCACACACATAATTTGCTCTGGTGGTCTATTTCCATATTGATTAATCAATGCCTTGGCAAGCTTGAAAGGATGATCACCTATAAACTTTTGACACATAGTTGAACTATGAAAGTGTCCATGATCTAACGGATTGTTAAATATAAATATATCTTTTGTTCCGTCTGAATATACACCAGACATTACGGCTACTATAAACCATGCTTTTACTATCATTTTTAAATTATCCTATATTATGCAGGTTGAAAATGTTCTTCGCCTGATATAATTACATGAAAGTCTGAGCTTGACTCTTCAAACCCTACAATTTTATCACCTGCAGCTAGTGCAAGGTATGCACCACCTTCTATAACTTCTTCAATACCATTAGCTCCCACACTGTGTTCATCTATAATAAAATGATAAGTAGTTGTCGCAGCTTCATACCACTGAAGACTATATTTCTTTGCACCACTTGCGCCACTAGATACGTGTAAAAACTTTATAAGCGAAATAAAATTAGCAGGACAAGTATATATTACATCAGCACTTGCTCCACCTGATGTTGCTGAAAGATCTTTTGCCTTTGTAAAATATTTAGCTGTATCTACAGTAGCCATTATTCAAAATATCCTACGTTATGTAACTTTTCTATAACTTCTCGTTTTCTTAGCGATGCTTTTAGGTTGTTTAACAAATTGTTTTCCTGCTGCCTTGCCTTTTCTTTTAGCTTTAGTTGTTGCTGCGTACTCTTGGGGTGATAGAGCTTTAATTGCAGCTGTTGGAAGATACCTTTCTCCAGTTTGCTTACTGGGCTTACCACTTTTTGTCCTCCATTTTTGCTTTGTCCATGATTTAAGTGACCTTTGTGACTTAGCGAGAGCCATTACTTATAGCCCCCACCTGCTTTTTTGTAGCGAGATGCTAGTAATTGTGCCTTTCTTGCAGACCATTGTCCGGGATTACCCCCTTTTGACCCTGCTTTTATAGCTGAAAACATTCTTTTTCTCATTCCCGGCTTGGTATAGTTACCTGCTTTATTAACAGTGCTACCACCTTTGCTTAATTTGATAGCTGATAGAGCTTTTGCCTGTCCTGCGTGGGCTTTACTAGCCTTTTTTAGCTTTCCTGCTACCTTTTTTATTGTTGCTTTTG